AGCATTATGCTCTAAAGTGAAAATGGCGTTTTTTTTTTCCAATTCTCAACTCGAAATCTTGAAATTGGACATTTATAAATGTCCATTTCGCAAAAATATATTGAAGAATAAAAAAAAATTTGTTACTGAGGTTTTGCACCTTCTAAGAATTGTGAGCATTATGGTCTGGTTCCTTTTTTTCAGTGTTTCTGGGTTTCTTTAAGTTCAAAAATCGATAATATATATTATTGGGCGGATGGCGGATGATATTTTTATATTATGAAAATGGGGATGTGCTGCGCTGGTATAATAACATTAAATTATACAAATTTAATATATAAGAAAAATTATATATTAAAAATATATATTTTATACAAAATATAACTATGATATCTAATTTAAATATCGAAGAGATTGAAGAGATAGAAGAGATTGAAGAAAGTGAAGAGAGAGAAGATATTCATGATAATCCTAGGGTTTATACTATCAAACATTTTATTACGGAAAGCGAATGCGGACATATGATAAATATATCACGAGATAAAATTAAACCGGCTTTAGTTGCTGGAGATAAGGAAGGATTTGTATCAACTGGGCGGTCTGGCCAAAATTGTTGGATATCACATGATCATGATTCTATTACAACAAAAATAGCAAACCGAATATCATCGTTAGTTGAAATTCCAATAGAAAATGCAGAAGCTTTTCAAGTAATATATTATGATGTTAATCAAGAATATAGACAACATTATGACGGTTGGTTATTTGATGGTGGAGAGAAAAGTAGGAGAAATATGAAATATGGAGGTCAACGGATGAAGACGGCGCTTGTTTATTTAAATAATGTTTCCAAGGGGGGCGGAACAAGATTTACCATATTAAATAAGGAAGTTAATGCTGAAAAAGGAAAGTTATTGGTATTTCATAATGTTCATGATGGAACACACAACAGACACGAACTTAGCGAACACGCGGGAATGCCAGTAATTGAAGGAAAGAAGTGGGCGTTCAACTTATGGTTTAGGGAAGAAACAAGAAAAGTATTGTATAAATATCCATTAGTAGAAAAGGTAGATATAGAATCTAAATTAATTAATCATAATTTAATAGAATCGAATTTAAACGATTCAAATACTATTCAGAGGTCAGATAATTTTTTATCAGATGAGGACATATCAGAAATAGTAGTGAATTGTAACTTTGAGAATAAAGACAGAACTTCGGTTTGGATACAAAATACTAAGTTACCGGATTTAATTGAGAGGATTAGCAAATTGGTAAATATTGATAGTTCTCACTTCGAAAATATGTGTGTTACCAAATATAAAAAAGGTATTATGCATAGAGATCATCTAGATGCATATGATTTAAATAGTACAAAGGGTTTAGAATATACCGCAAAAACTGGACAGCGATTAATGACAATGTCTGGGTTTCTCTCTACAGTAAAGGTGGATTTTTCAAAATTCAGAGAAGAATATAATATGAATATTGGAGATATTCTATTTTATAATAACTGTTTTAATGAATCGAATAAACGTAATGGAATGATGACAAAGAGTTATTCTCCTATTAATGAGTTGCAAGATAATATGATAATATTTAATATTTATGTAAGAGAGAAGAACAATAAGGGAAATGAAATGTTAAAAATTAAAAATAATCTATTAGAGAAAATAGATAAAATAGTAGAGCAAAAATTAGAGCTTGATTACAATGAAATTAGAAATAATATATATAACAACTCAGTATTGGATAATATGCGAATACCTGGATTTAAAATGAGTATTAAGGGTTCCCCAGAATATTTGAATGATACTTTAAATAAAATAAAGCAATTAAGAAATACTAATGGATTTCTTCAAAGTATGAATCTAGAAAAGGTATATTTTATTGATGAATATAATCCAGTTGTAGTTGAAGATGTTATTAATCCAGAAATTCATCAAATAGTTGATGATTATTTTAAAACGAATATAAAAAATGGAGTATATCCATTAGGGGATAGACAAGCGAATAGGTACAAGGTTATCGACGAAATAATTACGCGGTTATTACATTTAGAGTTTTTACCATTGATAGAAAAGATAACGGGGAGAGAAATGGATGCAACATATACATATTTATCAGCCTATTTAAAGGGAACCTGCTTACCTCCACATACAGATAGAGCGGATTGCGAGTTTACTTGCTCATATATAATAGGTAAACCCCAAGATTCAAACTGGAATATATATGTTCATAAAACAAAACAACCCATTAAATATAAGGGGCGATATGACTTTACACCATCGAAAAATGAATGTATACCAGTAGATTGTAGAGAGAATGGATTAATGATATTTAATGGAACAGATCATATACACTTCCGTGAAGAGTTGCCATATGATTATTATAATATAGTGCTATTGCATTATTGTAGTAAAGGGAAGAATTCCCTTTAAAACCCCTAAAAATAATTGATTATTCAAATTATAATTTAAATACTTTTAATAATATTTAAATTATATGGATTATAAAATATATGAAAATTTATTTGATGAAGAATTTGTAAATAAATTATTAGAGTATTCAAAAAATAATATATTTCAGGATGGTAAGGTGGGTCATCGTGTAGATCAAAAACAAAAAATTAGAAAGGATTTATTTATAAACAATAATAATTTAATCAAAGATATAGATAATATAATTTATGATAATATTTATAAGGATGTTTTAAAAGAATTTAATATAGATATTAAATTTAGAGAAAGATGGAAATTTGGTTTATATAAATCAGAGGATAATGGTTACTATAATGTACATAGAGATGATATAGTAGCAACAGTATATAGAAAATTAAGTATGACTATTGCATTAAGTGATCCGGAGGATTATGAAGGAGGTGAATTTCATTTTCCTGATTTAAAAAAAGAATTTAAGGTTAAAAAGGGTACAGCTATAGTATTTAGATCATCTATAATGCATGGTGTTAAACATGTAACAGGTGGTGATAGATATATAATAGCTGGTTTTATGTTTGATAATGATGGGAGAAATATAAAAGAACAAATGAAACAACATACAGTTTTTAGGAATTATATTCCAATATTGGATAATTTAAAAATAGAATATGATGAGAAGGATGTTAAAGATATAATAAATCAAGATTATTTAAAGAATGATATGAAGGATATAAAGGGTGATATAGATTACTCTGATAAATATAAGAACAAATTATGGACAGATAACGATGATTATTATTTTGAAGATAATAGTGGAGATATTTTATTAGTAATATTTGCGGGAATGGGTTGGAAAGATAGTATACCAACATTTATATTCTATAATTTTTTGAAAGAATATAAAAATATTGATAAATTATTTTTGAGAGATACAGGACCAAAAATTACACAACAAATATGTTGTCGTTATTATATGTTAGGTTTTAGACATAATACAAATAATTTAGAGGAATCAATAGATTTTGTATCATCATTAATTAATAGAGAGAAATATAAGAAAGTTTATGGTATAGGAGTATCAGCCGGAGGATTTGCATCAATATTATTTGGACATTTGTTAAAATTTGATAAAGTCATAGCATTTTCACCACAAGTAGTATTAAATAAAAAAAAGGAAGAGTTGCTTGGAGATAAATATAATGCTCAAAAAACGTGTCAGTGGTTGACTAATAAAAATCCAAACGATGAATTTTATCAAAAGTGTTTAGATTTGAAAAACTTTTCACCATTTGATACAAAACTAGATATACATTATGCAAAATTAGGAAGTAATGGAGTAGATAAAAAACATGCATTATATTTGGAGGGTGATAATTGTAAAATAATAGAACATGATAGCAGTACTCATATGTTAGCATTGGAATTAAGAGATAAGGGAAAATTAAAGGAAATGATAGATGATTTATTACTATAAAATAATTATATAAAATTAATTATATTATATTAATATTATATTAATATAATGAAATATTATTACATTAATTTAAAAACAGCAACAGAACGTCGTGAACAGTTAGAAACCGAATTTACAAATAACAATGTAGACGAATTCATACGCGTTGATGCATTACCATATAGTAATTATACTAATATGGGAGGTTCCTTAAAGAATGCGAAAGAAACAGCATGCCATAGTTCACATATGAAGGCTATATCTGAATTTATAACCAACACTACAGATGATTACGCAATTATTTGTGAAGACGATTTAGTGTTTGAATA